TGTCGCAGGTCGATATGAAATCGACGGCAAAAAAGTCTATGCTAAAGCAATTCTCAAAGACCCCGAAACTTATTTCACACCTGAAGTAATGCAGCAACTTGATGCTGCCGCGAAACAATACTATTCCTATGGAACGAATTGAGACTACTATTCTCAGAAACCTTGTATATAATGAAGAATACTCCAGGAAGGTAATTCCATTCTTAAAACCAGATTACTTCGAACAAAGAACTGAAAAAGTTATATTTGAAGAAATTACTCAGTTCATTGTCAAGTATGGTTCTGCTATCACAACTGAAGCACTTAGAATTGAATTAGAAAACCGCACAGATCTCAGTGAAACTGAGGTTAAAGAATCACGGGAGATCACTGGTAATTTCAGTGATTCTCCTGTTGATAAGCAATGGTTGCTTGATACTACTGAAAAGTGGTGTCGTGATCGTGCCATTTATTTGGCTCTCATGGAGTCCATCAACATTGCTGATGGTGGAGATGAGAAAAAGAATCGTGATGCGATTCCAAGTATTCTCTCTGATGCTCTAGCAGTATCATTCGATAATCATATCGGACACAACTACCTTGAAGATTATGAAGCACGTTATGAGTCTTACCACCGCAAGGAAGACCGTATCCCGTTTGATCTTGAGTATTTCAACAAGATTACGAAAGGCGGTCTTCCTAATAAGACTCTTAATGTCGCTCTTGCTGGGACAGGCGTTGGTAAGTCTCTATTCATGTGTCATATGGCTAGCGCCTGTTTGCTTAACGGACACAATGTGCTTTACGTTACAATGGAGATGGCAGAGGAGAAAATTGCTGAACGTATTGATGCAAACCTTCTCAATGTCAATATCCAAGATCTAACGGATCTGCCCAAGACAACATTTGAAACTAAAGTTACTAAACTATCAAAGAAGACTCAGGGTTCTCTTATAATTAAGGAGTATCCTACAGCATCAGCACACAGTGGACACTTTAAGGCACTTCTTAATGAACTTGCACTTAAGAAGTCATTCCGCCCTGATATTATTTTCATTGATTACCTTAATATATGTGCTTCCTCCCGTTATCGCCAAACGGGCACTGTCAATTCATATAGCTATATTAAAGCTATTGCAGAGGAGCTTAGAGGCTTGGCTGTTGAAGCAAACGTCCCTATCGTTTCTGCCACGCAGACCACTCGTTCTGGTTATGGTAGCAGTGATGTTGAGCTTACTGACACTTCTGAGTCCTTTGGTCTCCCTGCTACTGCTGATCTTATGTTTGCCCTTATTAGCACCGAGGAGCTCGAACAACTTGGACAACTTATGGTGAAGCAACTAAAGAATCGCTACAATGATCTCTCAGTTTTCAAGAGGTTTATTGTTGGTATTGATCGCGCCAAGATGCGCCTTTATGATTGTGAGCAAACTGCTCAAAACGACATACTTGACTCTGGGCAAGAAGAGGAGTATGATTATGAAGAAAAGAAATCTAAAAAATCATTCGACGGATTTAAATTTTAATGACTAAGCACATTGATTTTGAAAAGTATCAAACTTTTGTTGATGCGGTTACTAGCGATGCCTCTACAGATTTTGTCGCTCTTTCCGACCGCCTTGTTGCCCTTGACGAGAAGGGTGCCAATATTGAGCGACTTCTTACTGCGGGTGTTGGTATTAATGCTGAAGGTGGGGAGTTCCTTGAAATCATCAAGAAGATGGTTTTTCAAGGAAAACCTTGGAACGACGATAACCGTGAGCATCTTATTATTGAACTCGGTGATCTTATGTGGTATGCTGCTCAAGCCTGCATGGCACTCGGCGTTTCCTTCGATGAAGTTATCGCAACTAATGTAAAGAAACTTGAGAAACGTTACCCTGGTGGTAGTTTTGATGTTTATTATTCTGAAAACCGTGCTGAGGACGACCGATGACAAAGTACATTGTAGTTAGAAACCCACTTCCAAAGGGTGTTGTTGATGAACAAAACGAAAAAGAAGTTCAAGAAACCGTAAAAGAACTTATGGCACAATTTCCCGATAGGGAAGTTGTTGTATTGAATAGTTATCTACCCATAGAATTTATTGATTGAAATGAAAAAAGTAACTATTGAGATTCCTCTTCGTGCTGCTGCTGCGGTTCGACAAGTGCTTTTTGAAGCACAAAAAAATTACACTTATGGTTCTGCTTGTCCAGAACGTGTTTTTGAAATTCGTGAAGTGATTACAGACCTTGACGATGCCATTGGTTCTGTGGTAGAATCGTAATGTACACAGTTCTGAACTATCTTGCTGCTTTTTGGAGTATGGTTGTGATGAACTGTATTCAACCCGTTAACTGGAAGTATTGTTATCGGGTTGACCAGTGGTTAATTCCTGATCTGGTTTACGTTTGGGAATTAAAAACTGGTAAAGTAGTTCCCTATCAAAATGAGAAGGACTACCTTAAGGGGAATTAGCTCAGTTGGTAGAGCGCCTGCTTTGCAAGCAGGATGTCAGCGGTTCGAGTCCGCTATTCTCCATTCGCAAATAGCGAATACTGCTCATGTGGCGGAATTGGTAGACGCGCTGGGTTTAGGTTCCAGTAGATTTATCTGTGGAGGTTCAAGTCCTCTCATGAGCACTCTAAATAAAAATAAAAGTCTTATGGGACTAACCATCAGGGAACTACGTAATAGGGGTGGTCGTATAACGACCTTTGCTAGAAAATTTACTTCTCGTGAAGAGTTTGTATTTGAAGATGGTAGCAGTGATGAATTGACTTCATTAATAGTCGGAAATGAAACATATGGACCAAGTACTCCTATTGGTACAATTCAAACTGTTTTAGCATCAACAACTGCAAGGACAATTAGAGTTATTGGTAAAACTAATGGTAGAAAACCATTAGGAGCTCTAGCAAAAACAGGAGAGTTTGGGGGGCAGTTTGCCGCAACCCAACGTAGTTCTGGTGGTCGTAATACTGAAGTCTATAGTGAGATATTAGCTCAGTATTGTCTTGCTTATCGGTTAGTTCATAGAAAAAATTTGGAGCAAAGTGATTTTATAGATCCAAATACTGGTGGATTGAATATGACAACCTACGCAAGTATAAGACAGAAAATTGTTGTATCGGGAAGTGATTCCCTTTCTAGGGCAGATGTTAGAGCAGGATTAGCTTCTTTTGCTATTGGATCTCTTGGAACTGGAAACCATACTTGGCTTGATAATGGAAATGCTCAAGCAAGAGTATTAATGGAGAATTTGAACATTCCAAACAATGCGAAGATTTATAATGATAAAATATTTGCGTATGGGGCTAGAGTTACTCCTTTAAATTATAATCCATATAAAATTTTTGCTTTAGCGAATAGTGGAGTTAAACCAGATAAATGGAACCCAGCAGACATTTGGATTTTCACTCCCAAAGGTCTTCAGGATATGATACATTTTAATCAAAGAATGGCATCACATCAAGTAAGAAATGTAAATGTCATAAACAATTTTTTACACAAAAAATATGATGAGGGAACAATCATTCCAGTTTCTTTGAAGAAGCTAAATCCATCTTCTCCACACTTTGCTTTAATGAACAGTAAGTATTTTGTGGATCAAATCGACCTTAGTAACCAAAGAAATCCCCCAGTTATTGAATTTACAACTGGTAATCAGGATGTAAAAATCAATTTTACTTTAAGAACCATACGTCTCAACCAGGCACTTGGTAGAAACATGAGGCAGGAGCAAATACAAAATCTTAGGGGAGAAGTTCTTCCTGGATCTGAAAAAGTGGTGATGATTAAGTTCAACGTAAATAAAAAACAGTTAGAACTTTTTTATAGTCAGACTGGAGCAACTAGTTCTTCTGCTGCTAGACATGGATCAATAGGAAATGACGTTTATACTAGAATTATTTCAGAAACTTCTAATCAAGGAATAACTGAACTGAATAGAATAAAACAGAATTATAGAGATACTGACCTAAATCTATCTACAACAAATAATAATTTTGTTTCGCAAAGAGTGCCAATTAATGAGGCAAATCTACCTAATGCTTTAGGATATTTGAATGATCTTTGGGAGTCGATTAATGGTGATAATCTTCCTCAAAGTTGGATACAGCAGTATGGTGATAATCCAAACTCAGTCAAATTAAAAACTATCTCTGGTGAAATTGGTGTTTCAATAAACAGCATTCAGAATGAAAGAATTAAAACCAGAGTCATTCAAAATTTATATAATGCTGCTGCTTCGATTGGTGTTATGAGTGGATTAAATAGGGAAGAGAGAGAAATCATGTCGGCTAGTGGGTCTATGGGTCCACAACGAAGATTATCTGCTCAATTTACTGGTGGAATACATGTAAAATTATACTGATTATGAACCCACACATTAAAGAACTATTGAATTCATTTGAGTCTTCTACGAAAAACAGAAGACAAAGATACAATGATTTCCTTGCTCATGTTTATCTCATTTTCGATAAAAACATTTCTCTCTGTAAGACGGATAAAGAAATGAATAAATATAAGAAAATGAGGAATAGTGTCCTCAGTTACATTGTCGCAAACGAAAAAGCAATACGATCTGAAATCTGTAAGTAATGAAAAGTTTTTTCCAATTCTTGTCTGAGGCAGCTGCTTCTACTGCGGTACAGCAGGCAGAGCGCATGGGTCTGGTTGGTGATGGTCATGGTGGGTGGTATGATCCAAAGACCAAAGAGTTTGTTGCCAAGACAGAAAAAGGTCAACTAAAGTTTTATAATAAGCGTCAGAGAGTTGGGCAGCAAGATCCCCCACAAACTGACAAGGAAAAGAAACTATCACAACCAACTCAGGAACCAGCACCACAACAGCAGGAACCAGCAGCAGAGAAACCACCAATGGTTCCTCCTGAAGTTGAGAAAACAAAAGGAACTCTGACGATTGCCTTTGGTCGTTTTAATCCACCGACCACTGGACACGAAAAACTTTTGGATACTGTTGCTTCATCGTCTGATGATGGTGACTATATTATTGTCCCATCTAGAAGTCAGGACAAGAAAAAGAATCCACTAGATCCTGATACCAAAGTCTCTATTATGAGACAGATGTATCCTAATCATAGTGAGAGAATTGTTAATGATCCACAAAACCGCACCATCTTTGATGTGCTCAAAAAGGCACATATGGATGGATATGCTGGCGTAAGAATCATTGGTGGTGGAGATAGAGTAAAAGAATTTGAGAAACTTTCTGGTGATTACAATGGAAAGCTTTATGCCTTTGATAATGTAGAAGTTCGTTCGGCAGGTGATAGAGATCCTGATAGTGATGATGTTTCTGGAATGTCTGCATCGAAGCAGAGATTGGCAGCAGCAGAAGGAGATTTCAAAACTTTCCGTAAGGGTGTCCCTGCTTCTATGAATAATAAGCAGGCAAGGGAACTTTATAATACTCTTCGTGCCGCAATGCAAATCAAAGAGGGATGGAGTCTTTGGGAAATTGCTCCTAAGTTTGACTGGATTGGATTGCGTGAGAACTTTATCCAAGAAAAAGTTTTTAACGTTGGTGACCTTGTAGAAAATCTAAATACTGGATTAGTTGGTAAAATCATTCGTAGAGGAACCAACTATTTGATTTGTGTTACCGAAGATAATATCATGTTCAAGTCTTGGATTAAGGACGTAACAGAAAGCAGAAAGCATCTTGAAAAACCAATCAAGAATATTGAAAATCTTGTAAAGAGAACTAAACAACCAGACTATAATAAGGTTACTGAAATCTCGGGTGTTCCAGCAGATCAAAGACTCGTTGGAACTGATGCTTTTAGAAAATACGTTGAGACAATGGTCCCCGGATCTAGTTGGGG